GTGTGTGGACGCATGACGGAAAAACCTATAAAGGCGAAGATGTAGCAACCTTTGTGCTTGAAAAGAATATAAAACTTGATGACCCGACACGCATAAATTATGTGTTTATGGGTTGGGATAAGAAGAAAGGCACAGGAGATATTGCATATATCTTTACTGCTATTTGGGAAGTAGATAAAATCGGTGACGGTGAGAACCCTGACGGCATACCTGATAAGTATCAGAAAAAAGTTACCTTTAAAGTGGTAAACGGCACTTGGGAGAATAAAACAAACAAAGATATTTCTTTCTATGTAACCCTGCTTGACGGTAATGGTAAGTGGAGTGTGAACGGCTCGGCAAGAATAAATATTCCAACAGGTATGATAGCAAATTACGGCTATGAAAAAGGCAAGTGGGATATTGAGCCGACTCAAACCGTATCGGGAACAGAAGAAGTAATCTATGTTTATTCATTTGAAAAGATAGCCGAAACAAAGCCACAGCCTACAACATCACAGCCAACTCCGACTGTGGAAACTGTTGTGCAGGAAAAAACAGTTTATAAAACTCAGTATGTAGAGCCAATAACACTAAAAACAGGTGAGAATCTCACATTTTTAGGCGTACTTTCAGGTTTATGTGCATTAGGCTTTGCAGGAACAATCATTTTCGCTAAGAAAAGAAGTAAGTAATAACAAAAAGGCGATTGCAGAGTAATTTGCAGTCGCCTTTTTTCAAGTATAGAATAATAAAGCTTAAATTTGAGGTTATAATAAACTAAATGAGGTGTGGTTATGGCTGAAGTAATTAAAATTGTTTTAACGGGTGGCCCTTGTGCAGGCAAAACAACAGCAATGGATTTTTTGAAAAGAGAACTCGAAAAATTAAATATAAAGGTGTTTGTTTTGCAAGAGGTAGCAAGCAAGTTAATGAAAAAAGGTATAACTCCGCAAAAGCTCGGCGCATATGAATTTCATAAAAAGCTTTTTGAAACTCAGTTGGCAGAAGAAAATATGCTTGAGGAAAGAGCAGTTGGCTACGAGGGCGAGAGGACAGTTATTTTGTTTGATAGGGGATTGCTCGACAGCAAGGCTTATGTTACAGACGAAGAATTTGAAAGATACATTTCGCTCAGCAATAAAAATGAAGACCTGTTAAGAAATTCATACGATGCGGTATTTCATTTGAAAAGTGTTGCGCTCAGTGACGAGAGCGTATATATGCAGAATAAGAATCCTATCAGAAAAGAAGATATAGACCTTGCCAAAGCGCTTGATGAAAAAATATTGTCGATATGGACGGGCACATCTCATTTAAGAGTTATTGCAAACGATAAAGATTTTAATAAAAAGCTTGAAAATTTGCTGAAAGAAGTAACGGGATTTATCGGCATACCCGAGCCGCTTGAAATCGAACGCAAGTTTTTGATAGAATATCCCGATATAAACTTCCTTGAAAATATGACGACTTGCAGAAAAGTACCGATAACGCAAGCGTATTTGAATACACCCGAAGAGGGAATGTTTAGAATTCGCAAGCGTGGGCAGGGCAAAGATGCAGTGTATATAAAAACCGTAAAAATCAAAATCAACGATTTAAAGAGAATAGAAAAGGAAACATATTTAAGCGAACTTGAATATAATAATTACCTTTCAAAAAAGGACTGTATTACGGGAATTATCTCAAAAGACAGATATTGCATAGTTTATAACGATGAATATTTTGAACTTGATGTTTACCCGTTTTGGAATGATAAAGCAACAGTTGAAATAGAATTGCTTTCCGAAGATCAGCCGTATGAATTGCCGCCGTTTGTAAAATTGATAAGAGAGGTAAGCTACGAACCTGAGTACAGAAATGTTGCCCTTGCACAAAGATATGTCAGCTTTAATAACATATGAAGTAATTTTTAAGATTGTATATTGTGGTGTGCTATTTTAGAAAAAACGATTGACAAATTTATAATATTATACTATAATATTAGTCTTAAGAAGATAACTTCTGTTAATATTCGGGGATGTAAAGGCTTCGACGGGGAGCGTGAACCTCGGTAAGCGAGCAGTGGTGCGGAGAACCACTATAAAATCCGCAACTTTTAAAATAACTGACAAAAATACAGTTAGATTAGCAGCGTAAGCTGCTCGTTCCTGCATAGAGCACCACGGCTATGCAAGGGGCGTCGATTAGTGGTAAATGTGAATGCGGCAGTGCCTCGGGCAGCATCACACATTAGAGGCTACCAAACCGTATAACCCGTTGTCGGGTGCTGCGGCAAGGGAATTTTAAAACGACAACTACGCTCGTAGAAAGCCTTGGCAAACACTTTTCGGACAGGGGTTCGATTCCCCTCATCTCCACCAAAACAAAAATCCAGCAGATAAGCCAAAATCCTTGAGAATGGCTTGTTTACTGGATTTTTTAGTTGTATTAATGCAACACGAGTTGCATTAAATTAACATCAAATTGCATTAATTCAACATAGTAGATGACACACAGATGACACACGAAAATATTTTTAAAAAATTCAAAATAACTATTGACAACCCACTAATATGGTGGTATAATGTAATCAAGATAAGAGATGAACGACATCTCAAATATTTTAAAGGAGTTTTTAAAATGACAAAAAATTTTACAGAAATCAAAAAGGCAGCAGAGGAAAAAATCAAAGAAATTATTGAAAATACTTTATTTGATTTGGATATTGACGAAAAAGAATATCAACAAGTAATTTCCAAAATTGAAATTACTTATGAAGTTGAAAAAGATTTGGATTCAGAGGGCGGTGAGTATTTCTATAGTTTTTGCAAAGCTTATAAGAGTATAATTGATTACTTAGATATTCAAACATCTTCTGACTTACAATCTGAAAAAGATTATACGGATTGGCAATTAGTTAAAAGTAATTTTATTGGAATTAATGTTTTTGTAGATTTTTCGGCACTTGACCTTAAATTTGATAATTTGGGACCTGATTTTGATGACGGAAAAACAATGTTTAATTTATTTGGTTATTCAAGAAAAAATGATAATACATTTGAATATATAGATTTAATTTAATTACAAAGTACCGCAGGATTTTTAATTCTGCGGTACTAAAAAGGAGATTAATTATGTTTGATTTAAAAACGGCACGATTAAAAGCTAATATTACACAAAAAACTATGAGTGAATTATTTGATATTCCTTTACGAACGATTGAAAACTGGGAGGGTGGTAAGAGCAAACCGCCTGCATATGTCGAAAAACTTATCATTGAAAAGCTCAATAATATTGTGAAGGAGAGATTTAACATGAAAAAATACGAACTCAGAAAAGAATACTGCGAGGTTCACGCAAAGAGTGCTACCTTATCAGCAAAGCAGCTTGAAGACGCTGTTTCGACAGAATTGGGCGACAGTTACAAAGTTCTTGGCACATTCGCTACACTTGACGATGCACGAGCTGCTTTCGAGAAAGCAAAAGCAACTTGCTCAACTCATTTCAACAAGCAAGCTGTCAATTTTTACAGTTTTGACATCATTTATATTCAAGAAATTCCGCTTGACAATGACGGCGAGGTTGATTATGATGAGCAGTCAGACATTTTCGATGTGTATATAAAACCGTATGCAAATTAAAAACAGCCCCTCAAGTACCAGAACGGTATTTGGGGGGCTAAATTTATTTACGCTATTCTTTTTTATCGATATCATAATCAGTCTTACTGTCAACCGTGTCTTTCAATCTGTGTACAATTTTAACTAAAAACGGTGGAATCGGTGTTCCAAGCTCGCTCAGATTTTCGAGAATACTTATAAGCTCATTGATGATAAGCCATACAGCCACAATCAATCCAAAGCAGTAGCTGCTGTAGTCAATTCCCACGCTTGCGAGTCCTGCGCAGATAAGATAATCAACAACACCACCCACGCATACGAGAACAAGATAGCTCAGTTTCTTGAGTATGCCAATCAAGCCTGTCTTGCTCTTAATCTCTTTATTTTTGTAGGCAGATGCCATTCCTGTGCAGTAATCTATAACCATTACCGCAAAGAGAACAAGAACAGGAATTAATAAGATGTTAAAATAAGCCGCTAATGCACCAATTGCTACTGACACTGTAGCTTGAATAATATTATCTTTCATTTTATACCTCCAAAAAATTATGTAAGTGTAATCTGCAAGCCGTCGATTTTGTAACCAATAACGCCAGCATAGCCGTCCTGCTTTGCATCTTTCTCGCCGTTATACTGCCAGCCAAGAAATCTCTTTTCGCCTTGCATACGCATACGATATGTAGCCTTATAATCGCCGACTCCCTCAAATTCAACCTGCAAGCCGTCAATAACCTTGCCTTTAATGCCAGCATAGCCGTTGATAGCGTCCTTGATGTCGTATCCGTCAACCCACGGCAGCCAGTCACCGTTGAGCAGGTGTACTCTATACTTTATATTGCCTTTGCTGACTTTAATTGCAACGGCTGAAATAGCTTGCTTCTTTCGTCCTGCTACATTTGACAAGCCTTTAACCTCGCTGTACCACTTGCCGTCTGCAAAAACTCTATATGTCAAGGTCGGCTTTTCAACTTTCCTTTCGGACTTACAAAAAACATCATCATTGTAAATTACATTTGTGTCAATGTTACCGCTGTAGCCGCTGACCCTGCCCATCGAGCTGTTCTGCCAAATGTCGCAGTCAAGCTCTGCTCTGTCGTTATACTGAGCAAGCCATATGCTGTACTTTGCCTTTAATTTGTCGTAATCAAGATAGTTGTTAAACCAATTCAGATTGGCATACACACCTGCTCTGTAGTTACTTTTCTTGATTGTTTCGCAAAATCTTTCAGCAATTTCTGTAAGTTTTGCTTTGCCGAGTTTAGTTTGTGAATTATCTTCCAAATCATAATAAATCGGCATATCAAGAGATTTGTTATTAATGCATTCAAGGCAAGCCTTTGCCTCTTTCTCCGCATCGCCGGCGCTGTCGGCATAACTGTACCAATAGACACCGATTTTAAGTCCTGCCGCTTTAGCGTTGCGATAATGACTTTCAAACATACAGTCTTTCTGACTTGATTCTCTGCCGTAGCCTGCTCTTATAATGACAGCTTTTATACCGTCATTTTTCATTTTGTTAAAATTAATGCCTTGCTGAAATTCTGAAATATCAACACAAGTTACCCTTGCCATAGTCATTCTCCTTTATTTAGATTTTCAACAACTGTCCAGTCACATTTCGTTGCCGGAGCTGCATACAATTTCTTAATTTCAGATATATTGACGCAGCGGTCAACAGTAAGTACATTCGGCGTATCTGAATATGCACCCTTTAATGTTCTTGCTTGTATCTCTGTACCGCCGAAATCACAATTTCTAATAGTAATATTTGCACCTGTTTTAAGTGCAAGACCAAAACTACTATTGTCTGCATTTTCGTGACTTTGATAACCAACCGTGCAATTTTCAACAATGATTTTGCAATTTTCAATTAAACCATTTTCCCCAAAACTATGACCGCAACCAAAAACAGGAACAGTAGTTTTACCAATGTAATCAACGCAATCCGCACGACCGCCCCACCTAAAAATACAATTTGCCACAACCCAATTTGTCGCATAACCTGTTCCACCACTCTCAAGGTGTATGCCATACCTGATATTTTTACAGTCAAAGGTAAATCCTTTGATATGCGTGTGAACATTAAGGTCGAGGTGGAATGGACACTTTTTTATTATATCCTCAGACTTCAAAGTAGACTTATCAAAGCCTGTTGCGCCGTCCCATTTGATGACTGTAGCGGCAGGATTATAAATGTTTTCAGACTCATAAAAGACATAGTCTTTAGTCATTACTCCTCTATAACCCACAAGGCCCACATCGGACACTCCTGCGAACTTATCTTGCATATCTGTATATGTGCCAGCCATAACAACAATAGTATATCTATTATGATAACTGTTATCAGATATACTGTTATTTGCTGATAAGATAGAGTTAAATTTTGTTTCTCCAAACCCTTCAGTATTTTCGTTGTAGTCGTTAGAAACATACAAGTAATGCATAGTATAGTTGGGAGCTTGATACAATTCTGGTTTAATGCTTGACTTAATTAAATCGGGATTAGCATACGCTGTGCTTTTGTTGTTCTGTTCAAGTTGAAGATTGCAACTGTTATCAACAAGTCTATTTGCAGCAACCGCAATTTTAATCGAATTTACGGTTGCTTTTTCTGTCGCTGTATAAGTAGCAACTGCATTTTTAAAAGCACTAACTTCTGACAAGAGCCAAGATGAGCTAATTGCTGTCTGTCCATTCGCAGGGTAGAAAACACAACCGCTGTTTGTAATATTAGCAAAATTCTGCAACGATAAGCAATACGCTTTGTTTTGTTCAAGAGTAACCGCACGCTTGAGCTTGAGATAAAAATTAACCGCAGCGGTAGATGTGCCGCTTAGTGTTATTTTGTTGTTGCTGACTGAAATTGTAACGCCGTTTGCTGTCTGCTCAGTGTCCTCGAGCGATGTGAGATTAACGCTTGTGGCTATGTCAAGCATTGAATCTTTGCTGACCATCTGCTCTGCGATGTTGTCGATTGCAGAATCTACATCTTTTTTTGTAGCAAGTGTTGAGCCTGCTGGTTCATATTTAGACTTGCTATTAATTACAGACTTGTTTACAAAAACACTAAAATGCTGAGTTGTCAAGATTGTATCGTTCTCACTTAGCACAAGCTCGCATTTCATTATGCCTGCGAGCTGTAACATAGATTTTGAGAGCGTAATCGTTATTGCATTACCAGAAACAGAGCAGGGAACAGAATCAGCAACAATAACATTATCAACAGTTGCATTAAATGCAGCGGTAACGCTTGAAGATAGCGCTACCGGTTGTGAATCAGCATATAGCTTACATTCAATGATGCGTGATTTGTCGTCATTTTGAGCGACTACTATACTTTCGTAATTTCTGTCTTTGTATACATCAAGATTAAGTTTATATTTTACATTCATTTATTTTCACCTCATTTTACGAAATCAGATAGCTTAGTTTTGAACGAACCAAGCTCAAGCTGTTTATATCGTTCTCTAAGTGTATCATATGTAGTTTTGACTATTTTAGATTCCGCTGCGATACTGTCACTTAAGATTACCGTAACAGTATCGCAAAGATTAAACTGTTGCATATCGTCAAGGACCGCTTCTACATCAACTTTAATATTGCTCTTGATCTCACCAAGTTTATCTCCTCCTATATAAGCCATTGCTGCTATTCTGCAAGTGTTTTTGACAAATTCGTATCCGTCACCTGTCGAAGAATTTACTGTGATTCCATCGACAAGCTTGTCTGGAACTGTATATACTTGTAATTTATTCGTTTTTGATTTTTGTTCAAAAATCTCATAAGGGTTAGCAATTATCTGTATGTCTTGCTTTGAAAATTCATCATAAACAGTAGCGTAAGCACACACATGACTTATTGTAGTTTCGCTCGACTGTGTTTTTTCATAGCTTGAGATGTTATCACCCCATTTAAGTCGATATGCTCTTTTTTTGCCTCTGCTTTTTAGAAATGAAACATTGAAGTTGTTCCACTTGTATTCACCGTGAAACAAATCAAGTAAGCTGCCTTCTGCTCCGCCCAGAAAATCGCCGAGCGTGCAAACTTGAGTAAATCCGAGCTTGATGTTTTTTCTGTTCGTTATATCTGACGAAAATACATAGTTGTTGTCAAAAAGAGCACTCAAATTTTCGTAAGCCTCCGCAGGTGAATAGAGCTGTGCTGATGTTTCGCCAGCAGCAAGAATGTTGTTATAGCAGTTATGTTTGATGTGCTTCGCTTTGATACTAATGACATTGTTTTTTTCTACAACCTCATAGATTTCAAAAAACTGTGGTTCATCAGTTGGATTTGGTTTTGCGCAAATATAATTCTGAATAACTACACTGTTTGCACATTCAGAGTTTTTAACAACGCTTGCACTTAGTGTGTAATCTGCGTTGCGTGACTCTTCTACTGTGCATTCTGTGCAACCCGTCAGCCGTCCGAGATAGTGCATAGAGTCAAGCGACAATATTCTATTCGTTGTTTCATAAACTAAAGGTATCATAAGCGCCTCCAATTCGGCTCAAGCGTAAGCGAACCAATAACCTGATTGGCGATAATTTCATTCTCTCCTGCTTTAAATTGCTGCGGCAAGAGAGGTGAGATATAAGATTTAATGCCGTTTTTAACAGAGTAATACTGCATATTTTCACCGTCAAGGACTGTGTAATCTGCGTTAATTGGATTTTTTATAGATAGTGTTTCTCCGTTTATCGTTAGCGTTGCAGAAGCACCCGCACCCGTGAGCTTGTAAAGCGGATTTGACGGCATTCTTTCAGGGTTGAGTAAATTTAGCTTTTGACCGCTAACAAGGCTTATAGGCTCTGTCTGTGCGTACCAATACGGCTTACGACTGAATTTAACGGTAGTTGTGAGATATGAAGGTAACTCACGCTGAATTGTGTCAAGATTACTTACAACAGCATAACAGAAATAGCCTTTGTTGTAAGTGTCCTTGTATGTTTGATAATCGTTAAATTCAGAAAGCCAATCTATTATTTTGTATGCGAGCAATTGTGCTGTTGTACGAGCAAGCAGCGGCATTAACGCTATTTGAAGTTCAAACTCAACATTCTTGTAGCGGCTGTTGTCTTGAATTATGTCGCCGTTCCTGCCGGGGACTGACACAAACTCAAAATCACGCTGTGCGACAGAGTGGTAAGGTGCATTAACTATACGACCGCCAAATTGACTAAGCCATTTGCCATTATAAAAAAAGTTGTGCATCAGCTAAACACCTTCCTTTTACTTGTAATTTCCGCTGCTAATCGCTCAGATAATCTTTCCGCAAGACTATCTATATCCGAATCACTATTGACCGTTACGCCGCTAATATTCACATTGATGTCAATGTTAGTCGTTGACGGTTTGTCTGTGCTGTCACTCCTAAATGGATTTGTACCGTCCTGCTTGGCTTTACGATATTGTTCAGCCTCTTGTGCGGTTAAAACTGCCTCGCCTGCATCGAGATAAGCCAAATATTTATCGCTCGGTACATAGTCGATACCGGCACGGAAACGGGGGAGAGTGACCTCAGGGATATGCGGAATTTCCCAGCCAATCCACTCAATGGCCCAGTTAATGCCGTCCAGCAAGCCATTGATTAGTCCTATTGCACCATTGATGATAAACTCAACTACTGTTGGGATAAGGTTAAAAATGCCCTTGAACATATCAACTATACCATTCCAGGCTTGCTCCCAGTTGCCCGAAAAAACACCTGTAATAAAGTCTATAAGTCCTCCGAATATATCCATTAGACTATTGAGTATGCCGCTCACGCCTTGTAGAGCTGCACCTAAAACATTGCTGAAAACATCAGCTAAGGTTTGAACGATCGGGGCGATCAAAGGCAAGACAGCGTCAAGTAACATTTTGAAAAGGTCGAAAATCGGTTGCAAAGCCTGAGCAACAAGATCAAAAACGGGTGCAAGAGCCTCGAAAACGGGCTGTAATGTTTCACTTAATATGCCTGCAATCTCGTTAAAAACAGGGATAAGCGGCTGTAACAAGTTATTGAGCAACTCTGCAAGTTTGACTATGAGCGGTGCAATAGCTGTTGAAATAAGTGCTGCGAACGGCTCTATTAACTGCAAAATCAAGTCGATAAACGGCTGTACAAGCTGAAAAATAGTGTCTAACAACGGCATTAATGCGTTGAGAATTTCCATAAACGGAGGCAAAAGCTGTTTGATTACTTGTACGAGAACAGGTAATAGCGCTTCTACGAGTTGAACAATTATTGGTGCTAACTGTTCCATGAGTTGAGCTATAAACGGAAGCAATTCCTCAAGCAATGGCATAATCTGTTCAAGCATTGACACGATTATCGGGGCAACCTCTTCGCAGATGTTAATGAGCACAGGGGCAAGCTTCTCAGCTACACTTTCGATAAGCGGCGATAACTGTTCGAGTAACTTTGCACCTAAGCCAATAATCGAATTAAGCAAAGGTTCTGCGACAGCACCAATCTGAGCCATAGTGTCAGATAGTTGCTGATGTGCCCTGTTTGATTCCATTACATCGCCGTTTGTTTTTTTATACTGAGCAGAGGCATCCGAATACAGGCTCGTGAGGGTTGATGTGATTAATTGCTGTCTTTCTTGTTCTGATGAGCATTTAGCAAGTTTTTCATTAAAAGCATCCTCAGATACGCCCATCCAGTTAAGAGCATCAGCAAGCGGACCTGTTACCTGTCCGACTTTTGCGGTTTCGTTCGCCGCCTCAGTTAAACCTTCAATCGGAAGTGAATCACCAAACTGACCGTAAACACCTGTGCAGATTTCTGTCCAAGATTGCAAGTCTTTTGTAGAATTGCAAAGCAGAGAAAGATGATTTGCGGCTTCTGTCGCTTGTCCGCTGTCGCCTACTACGGCATAAAGGTCAGAATATGTTTGCTTTGCGTCTGCAGCTGAAAATTTGTTTGTGGTAAAAGCTGTGTCAAGTTTGCCCATTTCCGTCCGATATTCTCGCGTGCTTTCTGCCACGGAGGACAATGCTCCTACACCTGCCACCGCACCGCCTACCATAGCAGTTCCCCATTTAGCAGCAGTTTTGATTCCGTTTCCGAGAGTTGAAGCAACACCCTTGCTTTTCTTCTCAGTCTCTGAAATGGATTTATTTGCCTCATCATTATTAACGAAAATCGAGCCAAATAACTTAAAAATTTCAACTGCCACGCACTACACCTCCTCCCATTTGTAGCGATTGAGCATTTCTTCAACACGCTTTTCAATTTCGTCTGTATTGACTTCGTCCTGTGCAGTTGACTGCATTTTGTCGTCTATACTATCGACAAAATCTTTGTATGATAAATGCGTAATTTGACCAAGGCTTGTTAAAATAAAAGTCTTGTATTTCATTTCTTCGTTTTTCTCATTGATTTCATTTTCAATGATTTTTAAGATTTCAGCAAATGACAAATCTTGCAATGCTGTAAGATTGCCGCAGCAGTATTGCAAGATTAACTTATATGTGTTTATGTCAATGCTGAGAGCGAGGTAAAAAAACTTTGAATATCATTCTCTGCAATAATATGCTTGATGTCTGCAATTACCTCTGTAATGTCCATCAAACTTGCCTGTTTGGGGGTAATATCGCCTCTGATGTCAGCATAGAGTGAATAGAATTCGTTTTCCACTTCCTTGCTTGAGAGTGATGAAATCATAGTGACGATAAACTCAAGACCGACTTCCTGTGCGTTTTTCTTGCCCTTAGTTTTAACATTCTTAGCAAACTCAAGAATTTCGCTCTTTAAATCTGCTGATTTAATGATTCGAGCAACCGCAAATGCATCTTTGATAGCCAACTTTCTCATATCTTATTCCTCCACTTCAACAGGTTTCCAAATGGTGAACGGCGGTTCGACATCCTCTGAGTCGTACGCTGTATCGTCATTGTGTCCGTAAAATTGCACATCAAATTTACCGTTGTCTTTATCCGCTACACCCATAGTAAGACCGCCCTCGTTCAGACCGTTGAAAATCTGAATAATGACTGGTTTTTCCTTGCCGAGCAGACAGCCAATCCATGTGATGTTCTTGCAGTAATCACTATCAAGCACATAGTTTCTGCCTTTAATGCCATGATAACCTGTGAGAGTTTCTGAGTCTACCTCGCTTGCGCCGAGAGCTTTTCTGATGTTGCCCTCTGTCACCTCTGCAACGGTAGCTTTGATATATGCTTCCCAACCGTCAATAAGAGTGTTGCCTTTAACTCTCGAATGCACACCGTCAAATTCAATGTTGCGGACAGTCGGTTTTGCAGAAAATTCACCGCCTTTGATAGTTACGCCAAGACATTTGCCTGCAGCTTTGGCAGTCGCATATGTATCTGTTTTTACATCATAGTTCTCAAAAAATACACCTGCGTCGAGCAGCATATTATCGAGTGTTTTGCTTGTAAAACCAGAGTAAGGCTTTACTTTTCTTACTTTTGTTGTGCCCATTATTTTTCATCCTTTCGTTTGTACTCTCTTAATTCGAGAGTAAACATTATTCTCTTAATAGACTTATCTGTTTCGTCTATGTACTGCCTATCGTCGCTTTTATAGAATTTGTAATAATTTTTTTCATGTTCGATGATAGCTAAGCCGATTTGCTCATTTATCTCATCTGCAATGCTGTCAATTTCGTCCGTTGTGTTTCTGTCATATAGATTGCAAGTTACAATAAACTTGTTATACGGCTCATCTGTGTATATCTGTTTGACATCGTAAACCAAACGAGGAAAACCACTATCAGCTTGCCTGAAAAAATAAAGAGGGGCAAAGCCAAACAGCACTTCTTTTAACATTTTTTTAATGCTATTCACCTTGATAATCCCCCTCCTTGATTAAGCTCTCGGCTTCTTCTGTGCCGATACCGCTCAAGTATTGTGATTCAATTTTAATTATGTCAGAGATATTATCTTCCGCTGCGTTGCTTAGAGCAGCAATTTTTGGATATTTACTTGTACCGATTTCTTGATACAAGCCATAGAATCCGCCCGGCTTAAATCCGACTTGCAGGTCAGGGACTTGCTGTTTACTTCGCACCCAATATTGCGTATTTTTCGCTAATCGTCCCGTCCTACGCTTTATTTTTCTGCGAGTACGATTACATACGAGTTTACCAACATCACGCAGAGCGGCTCTCTCAAGCTCTTTGAGAGTGTATTGTAGCCTTTCAACATTGCTTACAAATTCAACACCGTTTTTCGTTATCTTAACCGCCTTAGGTAGTGACATTATTTTCACCTACCACATCTGTCAGATACAACTCAACTCGTTCTGAATTCTTAATCTGAAAAGCTCTGTATATCTTGAATTTCTTGCCTTCAAGATAACAGAATTCTTCGTTGTTGTACTCAAATGCATTAATTACTACAACACACTCGGGTTTTAATCCATTGGCTTGAGCTTGGAAAAATTCAGATTGACGCACGAATTTCTGAATAGCATATACAGAGCGTTTTTTCTCTGCATATATAATCTCGTTGAGGTCATTAACAGACTGTTCAACTTTTTCAACAAGTTCAATAATCGTGTCACTGTTCATAGTTCTGCACTCCTCTTGCTGCCATCGCATTTCTTAATTTTTCGTACTGAACTGACCAGTCACTATCTGCTACAGTCGAAAAATAAGCTCTGCAATAGAACTTTACCGCTTGATTGACAAGGGCGGAGTTTTCGTGCTCGATGTCAACTCCTGCCCCTTGCATGTCAAGCAAACAAGCGTCAATCTCGGCTGAAATCTCATCATCAAACATTGTTGTTGTAATTCTAAGGGCCTTTTTCACCTCTTGAATTAGATTACTTTCAGCCATAGTTTTTTCACTCCTTATGCGCTTTTCTTGATGAGCTTTACGAGGCTGTGCTTATCAACAACCTTGCCGTCTGCAAGCATAACAGCTTTGAGTTTAGTGTTGTCTGTATCCTCATCAGTGTACTTCTTAATGCTTAAGCTAAGCATTTCGTTAAGAACATAGTCGTTGAGGTCGAAAAGCATAGCGAATGTTGTGTCTGCATCCGGAGCGTCCACATAGTTCTCCATATAGCCGTCTGTGAACACCACAGTTCTGCCAAGGAGTGTGCTTGCTGGCTTACCATTCAAGCCAGCATTAATGCGAGCAACAGGCTGACCGTTGGTGTCTGTAATGCCGAGAAAACGATAGAAAGATTTCTTTGTCATAAGCCACACGGCATTATCGTAAGCAGACGGAAGTGCTCCCTCTGCATCGAGAAGAGTGTTGTAGCTGAGCTTTGTTGCCTTAGCAATGTTAATAGTCTGACCTTCAGCAGGTGTTTCGTTGAGAATGCCTGTTGGTGCGCCTGAACCTGTGCCGGAAATGATTGATTTCTCGATAGCCTTAATCATCGCGCTTTTAATCTGGTCAATGAACTGTGCCTCAAAAATGTCAAGTGCTGTTACAGTCATAAGGAGCGAGAATGCGACCTTACACTCAAGCTTATAGCCTGAGAATGAAATCTTATCAGTGCTCACCTTCTGTTCATCAGAACCCTTATCCTCATCAACCCAGCTTGCAACAGGGCGAATGCTCTGAGTAGGAATAAGCAGAGCTGTTGGATATGAAGACTTAAAAACTCGAGCGTAAATATCGCCGACTTTTTCAAGCTCTACAATAAGTTTCTGATATACTGTTGTCGGGACGATTGTAGCCGCTGTGCTTGATGTAGTTGTTGAAGCTGCATTCTTGAACTTAGCAGGAATTTCTGTGCCTCTTGTTACGAAATTTGCAAACGCTTTTCTGTACTCAACAGAAGCGAAAATATCGCTGCTTTCTGTGCTTTCACCTGTAAGGTCAATGTTTGTCTCGTGATTTTTAAATGGTGCAGGCATTTTGATTCCCTCCTCTGCGTTTTTGTTTGCCTCGTTTACAGCAGAGTTTTCAAAGTTACTATCGAGCTTGTCAATCTGCTGTGTAATTTCTTTTGCCTCTGCGAGTTTATTCTCTGCAATGAGCTTTTTCGCTTTGTCGTAAAGAGCATTTCTCTTGTCGAGATATTCCTTTTTGTTCATTCGTTTTCTACTTCCTTTCGTTTAAGTAAATCGATTTTTGCTGTAAGCTGCGCTTTTTCGTTTCTCATCTGTTTGACAATTGTGTCAGGGATAAGACCGTTAAGACTTGCTGCAAGTTTAACTTCTTTTGACCTGTTTGAATATTCAGCAACCTTGTCAATAAAACCTTTTTCGACTGCTTCGTCAGCAGTAAGCCAAGTTTCATCGTCCATAAGTCCGATAAGTTCATCTTCTGTCATACCTGTTTTAAGTCGATAGGCTGTCGCAACGGCTTTACTTGCTTTAAGTAACACGCCTGATTCATGTGCCATGTCATTGTAATCGCCTGCGGCATAGCTTGAAACATTATGAATCATAAGCATACCTGTCGGCACAATTTCAGACTTGCACGCACAAGCAATGTATGAAGCGGCAGAAGCGGCAAAAATGACCTTGATTGTAGCCACGCTTTTTGCAAGCATATCGTAAATTTCAGAGGCGGCAAAGATGTCACCTCCTGACGAATTGATAACGACTTGCACATTATCATCATCCGTAGCATCATCGAGCTGTGAACGAATATCGGCAGGGCAGCAGTAATCTATTCCAAACCAATCGTAAATCCACTTATCATCATTTGTGATGATAGGGCCTTTAATGTCAATTGTTTTCGGCATCGTTTTCACCTCCCTGCCCAAGTGATTTAATTATCAGAAGTTCTTCACTGCTAAGCTCCCAGTTATTCGTTTCCGTCGCTTCGGCTTTGGCTTTCTGCAATTCGGCTTCGGCTTTCTGCAATTCGGCTTTGACACTATCCGAAATCAAAAAGCCACCGCCAAAAATAGCCTTTTTCTTCACTCTTTGTGATTCTAAAGCTTTGATAAAATGGCATTGCGATTTTTTTATTTTTATATCAATACCATACTGCCCAAAAGGATAAAGTTTAGCACTAGTAATTACGCTATCAGGGTAAGAATATTTTGTGAGTTGTTTCTTTCTTGCGGCAAGCGTTTTATTATCTGCAAGCTTAACTGCTTTATATAAAATTGGAGCAGTTCTTATTTGCAAGTCAGGATCATCTAAATTTGTAATAAATGATGTGTTTACAACTGCACCATTTTCGTATGTAATACTAATGCCGCAAAGAATTGTTGTGTAGTTGCAACTTCTTTTATTGCAAAAAATAGTAAGAGTAGGAACAAATAAAAAGCATTTAATTTTGTTGCGAGTATAAAAATCTAAAATTTTTGCCAAAATGCTAAAGGGCGGATTATCAACAACTATTTTCCCTGAATAATCGTAATTTTCGTAGTCGCCTCCAGGATAAAACGGACGGCAAAAAGTGGATTTATCAAGATTGTATTCGTTCGCCACCCAATCGCTTATAGCTTCATAAACTAACGATGGTGTATAGCAATCATCTGTTGTTTTCTTGTGTTTAAATTTTTCAACAAAATCTTCATAATTTTTACTCTTCAATTTTTTTCCCTCCTTCAACTGGAACTGTATCCAATCTTCTAAGCGGAGTATCACCGCCCGGAACAGGGGCAAGTCCAAGTGATTCTCGCCATTCGTTTGGAAGCATTGCTCCACGGTCAACCATACCTGCAAAGTTTAGCTTTGTTTTTAAACTTGCTGATTGTAAGTTAAACGAACCGACCGCTATATAGTTTCCACAACCTCGCTGTCTGCGTGTGAAAAGTTTTCGTGTAAGTTCGTTTTTTAGTTGTACAATTTTGGGTGAAATAACAGCGTCAAAATAAGCATTTTCTTCGTCTTCGTCTGCTGTTGATGTGATTATCTTTTCGTTAGTGTTAAATAATTCAAGAATTCGCTGTTTTGTTCTGTCCATTTGGAGTGCGTTCGGCACATAGTCATTCGGACTAATTTGTGTAGCATCAACTTTAGAGTCAACCGCTGCAACGCCAACAGAGCTGTTGCTTATATCAAGATAATTTTCTGCGAATTTTTTTGCATTGCTTTTCAAATCTTCGGGGCGAAGTGCAGAAGTGTATTTTAGAAGCCATTTCACAATACCTGAATTGCGAATAGCGTTAATAATACCTCTATCTGTTGTTTCTGTGATTTCAAGTAAAGGAGCAAGAGCCTTGAATTTGCCACTACCAAAAACTTCGTGCTCTCCGTAGTCATCACGCAAATGTATAACATCTGCGGAGTCAAAGCGGAATGTCTGAGCGTTTCCGACAATAAACTCATACACCAGGTGCCCTTGGTCATCGTAAAGGTCGTTAACTGACTTCGCAGGAATTAAATACAATTCAATCGGCAAGCTGTTTTCATCTCTGATTATTAACCAAAATGCATTACCCGATAGCGACAACTGAACGCTTGTTTTATACAAAAGCATATCCATAGTGGTGTAAGGGTTAGGCTCTTCAAGCAAAAATTTAATATATGGTTCAGGGTTGATTACTAAATCTTTCTCTGTGCCTTTGTAGATTTCTCTGATGTGTTTAAGCTGCAACTTTGAAAATCTCAAAGCCTGTGCATTGACACACGCTCGCACTGTATCAGAATCATATGCCTTGTTGCCCCATAGAAAAAAATTACTATTATTCTGTGTAACAAGTTCTACTCTTGAAAAGCCCTTTGAACTTGTTACACGTTTAATGAAATTACTGAACTTTCCCATTTGCTCACCACCTTAGAAATTCGGAATTCCCGAATTTTATATAATGCTTAAATATTCATCTTCGTTCTCGAAAAAGACTATATAAGCGTCAAGCAAAGCCGCTGTGCCGTCTATTCGTTTTGTCGCTTTAGATGTTTTAATCGGTTGAATATTGCCGTTCCTGTCTTCATCAATTGCTGTGTTAGCTAAACACCATTTGTCAATCGGATTATTATTGTAAATAATTCTTTTTTTGATGAGGTCAGCTTTAAGAGCTTTCATCGGTGCAGATAATGTACGCTTACCTTGATGCACAGCTGTCATTATTGACGGCCCGAAACAATCGGTCATCTGATTAACCCACATTTGAGCCGACCAAGCATCATAGCCGAGTTTCCAAAGATAGATGTCTTTTTCGTCCTGCAGTTCTCTGAACCATTCGGTAACTACACTCGCATCAATCTTATTACCTTGACAAGTTCGCATATATCCTTGCTCAATCCACTTGTCATATGGTATTTTGTCCTCGATAACCTTATGCTCAACAAGGTCGGCGGGTATCCAGTACATTGAACAAACATAAATGTGTATGTCATCAGGAACGCAAAAAATCATCTTTGCGGCTGTCAAATCTGTAGTGCTTGACAGATCAGCTCCGCCTATACCATACCCTGGTTTTAGTTTAGCTATATCAAATTTTTCCTCGTTGTTCAATTCATCAAAACTCAACCACGCTTCGGTTGATGTTTCTCTGATATTGAATTCTTTACACAGAAGATTTCTGACAAGTGCTGTGTTTTGCTGTGCTTTCTTGACCTTGCTTGCAAGAGCGTTTTTATTTTTGATAGTACCAAGCCCGGGATTGGCTTTCTGCCAACAATCGGGATTTTCCCATTCTTCTCGTTTATCAAGCTCATAGACCATATACAAACTATGTTCGTCTTTGTAGCCCACATTATCGAACAAGCCATTTGTAACTCTGACAGCCTCATCATAGATTTCATCGTAAATGTCTTCACGAATTCGTCCTGCTGTTGTAGTGACAAGAATAAGAGGTTGGTCACGACCGATAGTGCCGTCTGCCATAATGTCATATAACTGTCTGCCGTTTTTCCACTGATGGAGTTCATCCATTAAACAGCAATGTACATTCAGTCCGTCAAGAGTATCAGAATCAGATGCAAGTGGTTTGAATACACCGCAGTTGTAATCCTCTGAACTCAATTCATTCAGTAATGGCTTGATACGCTTAAGTAGCACTTCGCTTTTTCGCACCATTCGCTTTGCTTCTTGCCAAATAATTTTTGCTTGGTCACGCTTTGTAGCAACGGCATACACTTCAGGGCCCGGCTCACCGTCACCGACAAGCATATACAAGCCGACCACAGAGGCGAGTAAACTCTTACCATTCTTCTTGCCGATTATAAGAACCGAGAGGTTGTATTCTCTTACACCGTCATCATCAACAAAGCCAAATGTTGCAGCAAGCCACGCTTTTTCCCACAGTTCAAGTTTAACAAGCTGACCGCCTGCTTTACCTTTGCTGTGACGACAGAAATTTTCTGCGAATTCAATAATATGATTTCCTCTTGCAGGGTCGTAATGGTAGCCGTCTGTCGGGTTAATTACCTTGTTGCTAAGATGCTTGTACCACTTCCGAACTTTATCGCATACAGTAACTTTTTTGCTCTTAATTTGCTCATAATACAGCAAAATCGGATTATAACTGAGCGGATAACGGGTCATTTTATATCACGACCATCGACGAAAATGTCAAAACCGTCTGTTGTGATTTCTTTAACATCAGCATCTTTAGGTAACATATCATTGAGCTGCTTGATGTACTTGAGATAGTTCCCAAGCATTGTGTTATACAAGTCGGCTTCGGGTCGTTTGCGTGAATAAGGCTCTTGATTTTCTGACTGCGAAAATAGCTCTGTTAATCCGTAGATAGCTATATCTGCTTGTAATTCTTTGAGCCGAATTCGAGTGAAAGCAGCGTTTTCGATAAGTCCTTCAGCTAAGTCTTTTCTCTTAGCCGGAATATCTGCGTAAATAGAGCTAAGTCTTTTCTTTTCTCTGTTTATTTCTCGCTTTTCTTTTTTCTCGTCAATCATTTTCAAGTCACCTCACTAAAAAGGGGAGGGGGGTCATACACGAGGTACGCAAAATTTCGACCTGCCCCCCTCGGTCCTGTGATTGTTCTAATACGAATTTTTTTAGGGGGGAGTCGGAAAAATTTGACCGCTCTCATCAAAAAAATATTTTTTCGGTTCTCTGTTTCCGACTCCGTGTCCTGGCAAATTGTCGTGACAATCTTTACAGACATACATCAGATTTTCAAAGTTAAGACTAATGCTTGCGTCAGTTATGTTGCTTGCATTGAGCATAACTTTGTGATGAACTATATAACCGAGCTTGTTGTGACATATCTGACACAAGCCACCGTCAATAAGTGTTCGTTCATCTATGAAACTCTGTCTGCAATCCTGCCACTTTTTTGATTTGTAGAATGCTTTTGCAAAGTCTTTAGCCATATTTTTCTCCAAAAAAATTAAGCTATAATTTTTACATTATAGCCTAATTATACAAACTTCGCTGTCCGAAGTTTACCACTATTTATCATTTCCAAGTAGAAAATCCGCTGACACATTCAGAGCTTTAGCAAGTCTGCGTAAGTTGTTTGTGCTTGGTGCATTAACACCGTTCAAGTATGAGTAAATTAGTTTGCGGTCAACACCTGACTTTCTATTCAGTTCTTTCGGGTAAATCTTCTGTTCGTTCATCGCACGACTGAGTCGTTCAGTGAAGATTGGGTCTTTTCTATGTGTGCTGCTTGCCATTCAATTCCTCCTTGAACTTAGCGAACTCACTACATTGCACTCCTCTTGAGCTTGATGGGCACATCTTTTTTCGTCTGCAATGCCAACAAACACCAGCAGCAATATAAACTATGTATTTTCTATTCTCGTCTTCTTTCATTCACAACCTGCCCTTTCTCGGTGTAGTCACGCTGGAATGGAAGCTTGAGCTGGTCAATAACCACTCTGTCGAGATGTTCCCAGAAGACTTCGTCCTCACTCGAATGTTTAATAACCTCGGTCATTTCTTTGAGGGCTTTGTTCAATCTATCGTGGCCAAATCCGAAATTCTGATTCAGTACAAACATCATAGTTTTGAAAATTCTACGAGTTATGTCCTCGTTTTCTTTGCTTCTGACTTTGCTATATCCGTTATTAACAAGTCTGAGAATTTCTTTTTTCGCTTCGCGCTTGAAATTCATCGGCACTCTTGCTTTCATTCTAAAACCTCCAAATCATCAAAGTAGTCTGAAACAATCTGAAATGCTATCAACATACCCTCGCTTATGTAATAGTGTCTGTTTTTTCGGCTTTTGCTGTTGTTAAGACTGTCCAACTTGTCCTGCTCGCTTTCTATGCGTTCAGATATTTCTGTTTTCAGTTCGTCAAGTGTCATTCTTCTACCTCACTTTCAAGCCATTTTTTAATAATTTCTTCGTCTTCAAGACAATCTTCATTATAATGTATCCCCGATTCAAGACAAGAAATATCGCAAGCTTCGCAATAATCGCAAACATCGTTATTTAATGCATCAAGCACAAAATGTGTCATCTGCTCTTTGCTCATTGATTTGATTTTTTCATAATTAGTCATTGTGTTTACACCTCACTTTAACAATTCGTCTGTTGTAATGTTAAATAAATCTGATATAGCTATTATGGTTTTGATATTAGGCTCA